TAGTACAATAAATTTCAATTCCATCAGGAAAAGGAGTTAAACACAAAGTAAAATTTTTACATTTTGGACATTTATTATTAACATTCATATTTTTTTTTATACATCATATCAATACAGATTGTAAAACTGTTAAGAGTGTAATTATTGATCCGATAATTGCAGCGAGTTTGATTTTTGATATGGGCAAGCTCATTTAATTTGAATCCCAGTATAACCACCTTGACCATCAAAATAGATGTTCAAATAATGCGTATTAGTTATACCCATTTTTATATTACAGTTATTTTTATTACCTGATGATGTGGAAACACTAAAAAAAGACCTGGCTGCATCAGTTCCGTCATAAAGACCTCCTGTAAAGTTGGCGTTCTGTCCAGTTATAGCTAAGATCATAATTTCTACTGCTGCAGCTGGCTGAAAAAAGAGCTGCGTATTTTGTTGTGCTACCGTATACACTTCGCTGATAATATCGCCTACGGCTAAAATGCCCACCCCACAACTGAACCAAACTTTGAGCAATTAGTTAAAGTAATTTCTATAATTTCTCTTTCTTTAACTTCTTTTAATTTTCCATTTTTATCGAAAACATTTTCTTTTATCGTAAAAGGTTTAGTGGGTACACTATCGTCAGATTCTTTACATTTACAATGATCACAATTTATCAAAGGATAAGATTTTTCAATATCATTTTTATCACACTTACAGGAAATTTTTTTCCATAGCGGATCTAAATTTTGATTATTAATTTTTAATATTTTTTTCATCTAATACACCAGGGCATTAATTCTAATATTATCTTGTAGTAATTGAGTATCTAAATTAGTGATGCTTGATGATAGATTTCCTCCGTTACCAACAGCACTGTCATGTGTATGGGCATTTACGCCAGTTGATCCTGATGATCCTCCTGTGAACGGCAAAATTATAATGCCCCCAATAATTTTGATTTTGGCATAGCTGCCATTTGACCTGATATAATGACAGGTCCAGCAGCTCCAGGTAATACCGTCACACTAACAATATTCATTTGAGAGAATGATCTAAAGTTTGATGATGGTAAATTAATCATTGGTCCTGTTGATGAGTTGAGTCTATAACTAGCTGCATTCGTTGCATCCTGGTTCTCAATTTGTAGACTTATCGCAATAGCATTGAACTCTGTGGGAAATGTTACAGTTCTTTGTGTTGCACCAGCAAGTACGGTTATAAAAATTGGGAATGATTCTATTTCTGTTGATGCAGGTTTTGTTAAAACTTCAAATCCTTGTATGACTGTTGCCATTATTGAAAACCTCTAAAACATGTTTGCGTATTTTACAATAAATTGATAAGCTTGCAGCCCACCACCAAGAATAGTTTGCGCTGAAGAATAACTTAATTGTTTTCCTCCAGAAACACCTCCGACACTAAAATTTATTGGTCCTGGAACAGTTCTTCCAGCCGATCCTGGATTGCTGTTACTTGAGAAAAATGTTGGACCTGCTTCTAAATTATTAACGAAAAGTCTAGTCTGAAATTGTACAGTTGTTAAAGGTTGAACTGCATTAACAAAATCAACAATTGAATTATCCTTGTTAAGTTGTTGTACACTTAAGCCTGTGACATCATCTGTTGCTAGTGCAAATACATTGATTGCAACTGCGGGAGCTGCTCTTGTATATTGCCTCATTATTGGAACTGCCATATCTAAAGAACCTCCATGGCAGGGGCTACATTAGCGTTTCCCCCTGGTCTTGATAACATAGATAAAGCCATAGATCCGATAATTCCCTCAATTCCGCCCATAACGTAAGCTCCTGCTGGTGCTGCATATCTTCCGATTGAAGAATTAGGTGCTACCACAGAAATCAAAGCGGTAGCGATAGCTGCTCCGCCTACACCTAATGCCACTTTTTTTAAAGTACCTGAGCTTGCAATGGATTTTAATTTCAACGTACCATTAGACCTCTTCTTAGCTTTATTAGTTTTTCGTCTAGTCTTAATTTTGGTATAAGCCCTCCTGGCTGTTTTTCTCCTAGATCCTTTTTTAGTTGAGGGGCGGTACCTAATTCTTTTTGTTGTTCTTTTTTTTATTTTTATTTTGTTTTTCTTAAATCCACCACTTTTCATAATTCTAGAGAATTTTTTTCTAGCTGCTATCTGTTTTTTACTAGCCAAATCTCGTAGCTCTTCCCGCAGCTCTACTTGTTATGCCAGCACTTGTTACTGTTGCAGGACCTGTTGACGTTGTTGTTTGTGTGAATCCTGGACCTGTATGTGTTACCGTACTTGATGCTGGTGATGTTGGTGTAACGCCAGGTTGATCTGATGCTGTATTAACTACGGGATCAGTTCTTGTTGTGTTTGATGCTGTAGATAGATTTTCTGATAATATTGCATCTACTGAATCGTCACCGTAAAACAATGTCTTTAATGAAAATAATGGATCTAATAATTTAGCTGAACCCTGTCCAATTCCAGTTAAAAGCCCACTAATACCTCCGCCCAAACTACCTAAACCACTACCGAAAGCACCTAAAGTTTGACCTAATGCACCAGCTGATTCGGATGCTTGACCTGGCTTAGTTAAGACATTAGCAAGAAAGGCAATTCCCAAACCTACTGCAGCAAGGGGTACAATCTTAGAAAGCAGACTTGTAATTACCATTCATTAAATTAATCATTGTCGTACAAAAACCTTTGCCCATCGCAAGTTGGACAATCATGCAGCATAAACTTCTCAACACCGCTAGATCCTACATCGTTTGTAATTACCTGACCTGTAGGTATTTTTGTTAGAGTATCTTCGCAAGTCTTACAGGGTTGATTCTTCAATTGCTGGCGGGCCTTTTGTGTTGTTGCCTGGTTGCCTGGTGAATTTTTCCACAATTGATTTAATCGCATCTGGGTTTGACTTGATATAATTTTCAATAAATCCAATTGCATTTTTGTTCTTTAAAAGTGGTCTTATTGAAGCTGGTAGCTGCGGTGCAATCTGTTCTATGATACTACTTATCGCACTAAAGGGATCATCTGCTTCATCAGGTGCAATTGATATTGATTTTTTAGCCTGGTTGATTCTACCTGTTAATCTCTTATTGGTTGATTCGAGATCGGCAATATACATATCATACTGTCTTTTAATTTTATTACTAATTGGCGAGCTTCTACTAAAATTCCTGGTAACAATAACAGCACCGAAGCTAGCACAAATAATTGAAACCATGATAAAAACAGGTAAGTATTGCTCAATCACTCCTATTATCCCCCACTTTTACTTAATATTTGCTTGTATCAAGCCTGAATACCCCCCACACACCTTGCTCCTTACTTAGTGACTACGAACACTTTTTTCCTCGAATTCAGAAAAAGAATTTAATTAATTACAAATTCCTCTGCCTATGACACGAAAGTGTCATAGGTAGCATTGTCTTAATGCTGGGGATTAATTAAGTGTGCTTAATTAATTACAAATTCCACATGGACGATTAGTGAATTATAGTTGACTAGATAATTTATTTAGAAATTCGGTGTTAAAAGACTAATGACTTTTGAAAAACAGTTCTGTACTAGATGCACCAACATTCACTTTTGTGTAAAAGTGGGTAAAAAATGGTATTGTGATCCATGCTTTCAAGAAGTAGTTAACGATCCAGAAACTAAAAGACAAATGGAACAAATCATGATCCAATGTGGAATAGAGGACCTGGAATGATTATTGCATGTTCAATATGCCAGAAGGTATTCCATAAAGTGAAGGACCTGAAGATGCACAAGACCAGGAACCATAGGACCAACCGATTGTATATTCCTAATGCTGATCTTTAAAAAACAAATCCATAGAAAAGGTCATGCAACATGTTCTAATTGTGGAAAGTTTGTGTCCAATAGAGTAGCAGAAAAATCAGAATTTTGTCCACACAAAAATTGCGGGGAACGACTTTGAAATTCTGTTGTAACTTCTGTAGAAGGACTTTCAATTGGGAAACATACATCATTAAACATATCATCTTACGACATAAAGCCGATATGTATCACAAAAAAATTCAATTCCCAATACCTCAACCACATTACATCTAACCCTCTTTCTTTTTTTATCTTTCAATTTCAGCTAAAAAATCTAAAGCCTCATTATCAATTAAAAGAAGATCACACCTATTTTTTTCATTAGTACAATAAATTTCAATTCCATCAGGAAAAGGAGTTAAACACAAAGTAAAATTTTTACATTTTGGACATTTATTATTAACATTCATATTTTTTTTTATACATCATATCAATACAGATTGTAAAAC